TGATAGCTGGGAAGAAAACGGCGCGTTATGGAGGGCTGACATTCTTAAAGATTGGATTCTTCACTTAGGCGAGCTTTATAGCGATGCTTGTGAAGATATGGGTAGAGATGGCCCTACGGCAATCGAATTTGTGGAGGTTCCTCGTGATCATTCTTAATGACGGCACTTACTACGAACCCGACGATGAACAGATTATCTACTGGCAGAACGCTTTCCCAAAGGTCGATATCTTTGCCGAGCTGAGTGCTATGGCGGCATGGTGTGACGCTAATCCAAAGAAACGTAAGAAGGATGGCAAGCGCTTTGCGGCTAGTTGGTTAAGCCGGGCATCTCAACAAGAGCGAGGGGTGTCCCCATTTGCCGAGAAAATGCAGTCAACTTCTGGTAAAATCGGCTTGAAGAGTTGGAGCTTCTTAGACGATTGCACCCATGATTACCTCAAGTCGGAAAAGTTTCGAGCATACTGTCTCGAGAAGTATGGGCAGTACGTTACCTTTGAAGGCGAAAGGGTAACTGCATGAGCGAGCGGTGGTTTGTAAACAACAAATTCCAAGCCGATCAGTTTTGCGAATATATCCGGGCTAACCAAGATAAGGGGAATATCTACGAGATCATTCCTCTCACCCGAACCGGAAAACAAAACGATGCTATCCATGCTTATTGCCGAGAAGTCGCCAGTGTCATGGCGGCGCACGGTATGGACATGAAAACCGTTATCAAGGAAGGCGTCCCCATTGATCCCACTATGTACCTGATTAAGGATTATATGTGGCGTCCAATTCAAAAGGCTGTAACAGGCGTTGAGTCCACCAGAAAGATTAATCCCGTGGAGGTCAACGAAATTTACGAGGTCTTGAGTAGGCTGCTAGTCGAAAAATACTCGATCAACGTGCCATTCGGGAGGCGCAACTAACATCTATCCGGGGGGAGATGATGTCACTACTTGAGTATTGTAATACCGACAGACAGCGACAAATTGTAGAGCTTCACGAACAGGGCTTGGGCTACACCAAGATCAGCCAACAGATAGGGATTACCCGATTTTCTGTTAGAGATTCTCTTCAAGCCATAAAATCTAGGGCCGCTGCCCAAGGCTATTCACCCGAGCATGATATGACTCGCACCGTTCCGGATGTCTTCAAGGTCCGGGGCGTCTCTACGTACTACAATGAAGATGGTAAGCCGGTCGGCCAGTGGGTTAAATCCATGGCAGACAAAGAGGCAATGCTTGAGGCGATGCTTGAGTCATTCAAGGCTGGATTCCTCGAAGAGATAGATGGCCTCTACAAGCCCGTAAAGGCTCCAGAATCAACGAAGAATGAAGATAGGCTATCGGCCTACCTCATAGGAGATCATCACCTCAACGCCCTCTGCTGGTCCCCTGAGACGGGTGGCGATGACTGGGATACAAACATTGCACAAGACGTGCTGATCAGGGCCGTCGACAAGCTGGTCTCTGCGGCAGGTGACTCGGAAGTAGGCGCACTGATTAACTTGGGTGACTTCCTTCACGCTAACTCAGGTGACAACAAGACAGCCAAAGGAACCCCGGTCGATGTCGATGGAAGGCTGGGCCGGGTCATTCGTATTGTCGGCAACCTCTTCAAAGTCCTAATTACCCGGATGCTGGAGACGCACAAGGAAGTTTGGTTGATCAACGTAAGGGGTAACCATGATCCCGATGCGAGCCTCTGGCTAAATGAAATGATGCGCTTGTACTTCCATAATGAACCACGGGTGAAAGTGTTCGACAACTTTTCCAAGTGGATACATTTTGAATGGGGCAAGACTCTCGTGGTTATGCACCACGGGGACCGGGTAAAGACTCAGGCGCTCTATGAAGCTGTGACAAGAGACTACGCAGAGGAATGGGGTCGAACGACTCACCGATATCTTTACCACGGTCATATCCACCACCGGACTGTGACGGAGCTGGGCGGGTTGCATCTGGAGAGTTTTGGGGTCCTCTGCCCACCCGACAGCTTCCACTCAGCTTCGGGCTATGGCTCTGCAAGGTCCATGTCCTGCGTTATACTCGATAAGAACTATGGTGAGCACAGTCGATTCAAGGTCGGCATTGATGAGGTTAAAGCATGATCCCGATTATTAGCTGTCCGTTACCGGGTGGCGGTCAGGCACTTATCAAGACGCAGGACATTGGCGGTGCAACCAGTGGCAAGAATCCAAAAGAGTGCGATGTTTATATTCTAGGCTGGGCAGCTAACGGGATCACAGTCGATTTAAGTCTGGATGACTTCGCAGAAATATGGGTATCAGCATTGATAGACGATGGAGCGCCGGAGTATGAAATCGTATTTACCCCAGATGAAATGCACTGAGTGCTTCAAGATCATGGTGCCCCAGTTTAAGAGCGAATACCCTCACAAGCTGGAAGGCTGGTCATGTGACTGCGGGAACAGCGAGAAGGCAATACTTCGAGAACGTCAATACACGAGGGCAGACGATGGCAGTGAAGAGAGACCAAGCAGACATTTGGTTTAGTAAGGCGGTAAGGCTACGAGATCAGAAGTGCTTGCACTGCCACAAGACTGATCGACTTGAGTGCGCTCATATTTTTGGTAGGCGTAACAAGCGACTACGCTGGAGCATGGGGCCGGGTCCGGGTAATGCAGTAAGCCTTTGCCACTACTGTCACCGATGGTTCACTGAACAGCCGATAGCATTCCATGACTGGTTGCGTGAGATGTTTGGCGATGATCACATGGATCATTTGCGGTTAGTCAGTAACGAGATATACAAGACTAATAAACTACTGAGGAAGGATATCGCGGCGCATTACCGCGATGAAGTCAGGCGTAAGGAACTTGATCTTGATTACGAGATTCAGAGCTGGAACTAACATAGTCCAGATAATACTGCCTAAGAATGAAACGATCCCGGAGCTTGGTCAGGGCGCTCTTTTCTAACTGAGCTACCCTACTCCGGGTAATACCTAACTCATCGGCAATCTCTTGATGAGTCATTAGGTAGTCGTCGTTGATTGCTCTTGTCATAACAGTAAAGGCCGCTTATGCGGCAGACTCGTCGATGAACCGCTTGGCGTAAAAGATCACCTCAGTGATAGTAAAATCGCCGTAGCCGTTTTGCTCGTATTCCCACACGTCACCAGTGTTGTCGGTAAGTGTGATGTCGATAGCGCGACCATCATCGAAAATGTCAGACACTTTCGCCATGCGCTTTTTGCCAAGCGCTTTTGAAATTTTTGATTCGATAGCAGTCATAACCCTCTCCCTTGGTAAAGGCCGCTTACGCGACCTGTCTTGTGTATTGGTGCTCGCCGTTCTTTTTCTCGACGATCATAAAGTGGCAACGATCAGAGTCTAAATACGCTTGCGCCATATCGACAGCGTCTGATTTTAAATGGTAGTACTCTGACTCACCAACGCAGTCATCGTACTTGTCTTTATGGGTGACTACCCAGCCTTCCCAGCCCTCTTGATCGCAGTACCAAACTTCAGTTACGTGCCAGCTATCTAAATACATTAATAAACCTCCACTAAAATCCAAAAGCTGCGAGCAAACCACTTGCTTGGGAAAAACCCGGTTTCTCGCAAGTTCACTTGCGCGTTCCAGTAGTCAACCATCACTGGCTGATCTTGCTCGTAAGTGATTGCATCGGTTGCGCTTGCTATCTGAAACGCAAGCTGTGCTTTTAGGAAAGAACAAACCAACTTCATTTGATCTTGAGGGATGGGCAAGCATTGACCTTCTGCCTCTCCATCTACGCACTTAAGAATATAACCCGCTTCCATGTCTATCTCCCTTGGTAAAGGCCGCTTAGAATGCGGCCCGGATCTCGTCAAAGTTTTCGTAAACCAATCGCGCTTGAGCCATGAGCCAGCATCTATAAGTCTGACGCTCTTCACGAAGCGCTTGAGTCATCTCGCCAGCGGCACAGTGTTTGCCGTCAAGATCAATAAGGCGATCAAACAAAAAGTTTTCTCCCAAAGCTGACGCCAAACGAGCCAAAGCATTTGTGTGGTCGTTAGATTGCGTATCGCAAGTGATCTTGTGGAGGATTACTGGATCTAATTTTGTCATGTCTCTATTCCCTTGGTTAGTGGCTGTGTCCCCAGCCGATGAACAGAGTAAAACATACCTAAAATCAAAAGTACAACATTTTTTGTTATGTTTTTTTAGGTTGGTGTATTTCGGACTAACAAAATTAGTTGCTTACCCACAAAATCTGTTATACTAATCGAATGTGTACTACTGTGAAGAGAGCCATGTTCTGCGCTCGTAACGGCGAAAAGCACATTGAGAACCTCGATAAGGTATGTGTACTCATCGGGCGTTTGAAAGGACTCACGGAGTCCGAGTATCTCGATCTTTGTGCTGTCAGTAAGCTAGAGAATGCACGAGCGCTAGGTATGGCGAAATACTACCCGACTCATTGAGTTAAGGGTAACAACAGGCCGGAAAGGTCACGGGGCTTCTTGCCCCTCAAAAAAGGGAATGGGTCATGTACGAGCAAGAAATGTTTAACAGGAATCCGGGCTTTGTAATCGGCGCGGTTATCTTATTTATCACTGTGTTGGGCATCGTAGGTAATGCCGACATGGAAGAAGAGATCAGCCAGTACGAGTTCTATTGTGAGAACGTCGCCATGTGGATCGACTCCAATGGTGAGAACGGTCACCCAAACTTTAGAGGTGTAGATTGTGAATGATCTAACTGACTACATAATGGCAGTCCGGGCGGCAGACACAATGGCTAAAACATGGAAGGCAGACGTAGCAATCCTATCCAACCTGAAGATCGTAAGACTAGATGAGGCAGAGGGCACCGTATTGGAAATAGTACGAGGCGAGTTTTATGGCTGATCATCGTGGTAAGCTAGACAAGGAAACGCGGGATAGACACTTCCCCGAGCTGAATGGCGGGAAAGGATCATTACCACGTAAATCAACTAAGAGTAGTAGACAGGCTTACTCTGATAACTGGGATAGGATCTTCGGTGCCAAAGACAAGAGCACAACTTAACAGAGAGACACGACAAGCCGAGATGCGAAAGAAGATTGAAGCGTCTGGGTATGAAACGCATGTGCATGAAGTTGTTAAGAAATTGTTAGATCCAGAGCAGGAATATGACTCGATTGAAGTCCAGCGTATGAAGTCTGCGGCTGACCTGTCTATCAAGATGATGGCTAAGTTCATGCCAGACCTTAAATCCACTGAGGTCACTGGTCCAGATGGCGGTGATTTAGTCATAGCCGTGCAGCGTAAGCGATTCGATGGCCAAGATTGAATATGTAACCAAGCCACCCGGTAAAGTTCTCGAAGAGTTCGCCGATTGTCGGGCGCGTAACTCTTTCATCATGGGGCCACTAGGCTCCGGCAAGACCGTCCAAGTTATCCTGAAGCTCTTAGAGTTGATGTGCGAGCAGGCACCGGTAAAGCGGGAGACGCATCCCAACTACGGTGTAAGGCTCAGTCGGATCATTGCCGCACGTAATACCTACAGCGAACTATTCTCTACCACCATCAAAGACTGGCTCGAAGTCCATGGCGAGCTGGGTGAGTTCAAGCAAGGCAACAAAGAGCCGCCAACACACAAGATTCAGTTTAAGTTGGAGGATGGCACGACTGTACGCAGCGAGGTCATCTTCATAGCCTTTGATCGCCCTGATCACGTCAAGAAGGCTAGGGGTATCCAGACTACATGGGTGTGGCTAAACGAGGCCAAAGAGCATTCCAAGAGCGTTGTGGACATGCTCGACCTGCGTTGCGGTCGATACCCGTCAATGAAGGAAGGTGTACGCCCTACCCATTACGGAATGATAGGTGACTCCAATGCCCCAGACGAAGATCACTGGTATTACCGATTGGCTGAAGAGGAAAGGCCAGAAGATTGGAAGTTTCATCGCCAGCCCGGTGGAGTCTATCGGGAGGGAGATGGTTGGTATCTCAACACCAAAGCCGAGAACCTCAACAACTTGCCAGAGGATTACTACCGGCGAGGACTGCAAGGCAAAACGGACGACTGGATCAAGGTCAACTTGGCTAATGAATATGGCTTTGTCTCCAGTGGTAAGCCGGTGCATCCTCTTTACACTGATTCTATACACTGCCTTGGGGACGCTTATACTCCTAGTACTGATGCCCCTATTGTTCTTGGTTTCGATTTCGGTCGCACTCCCGCTTGCGCTTTCCTACAGCGTGACACGTTGGGTCGTTGGATTTGCTTCGATGAATTCTGCATGACTGACTCGGGGGCGGTGGACTTTGCGCCTAGCCTCAAGCGGTACATTGATGCGAACTATCCGCAATGCAGGTTTCGGGGCTGGGGCGATCCATCTGGCGATAACAAGAACCAAGCGAATGCCGATACGCCGTTCAAGATCATGCGAGCTGCCGGGATACCTTGCACGCCAACATTGTCGAACGATCCTTCGCTACGACGTGCTGCGCTAGAAATGCCCATGAAAGAGCTGTGCATGGATGGCAAGCCTAGATTCTTAATAAGCCCGAAAGCGAAGATGATCCGCAAAGGGTTGCAAGGCGGCTTCTGTTACCGACGGATACAGGTATCAGGCGAGAAGTACACAGATGAGCCAGACAAGAACGAATACAGTCACCCGGTCGAGGCATTGGAGTACGCATTGCAGGGAGAAGGTGAAGGTAGACAGGCACTAACCAACCTGCATACACAAAGCAGG